TTTGTTTGTCTTACTATTATATATAGGCTTTCAGTTCCTACATGTCAACAACTAAAAACATTTTTTTTATTTTATTTGTTCGGCCATCTACCTGGAACGCAACTGGGTAGAATAGCGAACAATTGTGACGTTTTAACCAGGACGGCCTCCCTGGTCACGGCTGGGCGTAAAGCGAACAATTGTGAGTTTGGCCTTTACCCGGGTAGATCCAGGAAGCCCGAACCCGAACAATTGTGACCAGCCTCTCCCTGGTTGGCCAGATCCCGAAGTCCGACAATCCCGAACAATTGTGCGGTCTGGTGCTGCTGCGAATCCCGAAGTCCGAACAATTTGGCCAGACCCGGGCTACGCAAATGCCCGAAACACCGAACAATTCATAGCCCGACCAGCCCGAAAGCCCGACACTCCCGAAGTCCGAAGGTCAACGCCTGACCCGACCCCCTAAGTAATTACGCTACTTCTTGGGTTTCACGCTAGTTTGCTCTATCACGTCTGCCTCCTTATGGGTCTTTGTGGCTACTTTCATGCGTTTCTGTGCTATGTCTTGGAATTCTTGTAGTTTTAACAGTATTTCTTCCCTTGTCATGCTGTCGGTTCTCTCATGTAGCACATGGGCTTTATTAACAAGCAGACCTGTAGCCTTTAATCGCAGTTCTTCGGCTCTAATGGCTTCACCGAATTTTCCAGACTCCCATGCTTCGTTACGAATTTTAAGTAAGTCACGCACCGACTTATCAATTGTGACACCGAACCTTGTTTGGGCTTCGTCACGCATTTCTTGATATCGTTCTTGGACAACTGGGTTACGGAGCAACCTCACGGCATCGACACCTGGATTTGCATATCCTGCTGCACGAGCCGAAGAGGTCTGTGTCATATCCTTGTGCATAAAGTTATTAAGAAAATCTTGCTGCTTATCGGTCAATCGTTTCCAACCTGCTAATCGTTGTTCTTTAGTTAAGTCTTCTGCTACTCTTGGCATCTTATTTTATCTCCATTTAATTACTAGTTTACTAGGGGTAAGAGGGGTGGGTTACTTACCACCCTCTTATACCCCCTTTAGGGGGGAAGTTCGGTAAGTTGGTAAGTTTGAACAAAATCAATGACTTACAAGCCATAAAACACTTACCGACCCCTAAAGTAACCTCGGTAAGTAGATATACGCAAACCGAGGCTACATAAGGGTTTGCCAACTTACCGACCAATCTACTTCCCGTGGTAAGTTGGTAAGTGGTAAGTAGATCACTCATAAAGCACCACAATTTTAGGGTCATTTGTTCGCTTATAAAAAGTTCCCCAGTCGGTACAAACGTACCCTAAATGGAACATCATTTCTCTGTGTTGCAAGAAGCATTCGGCACATGAATACATATCATATTTGCAATCAAGCATATGATTAATTGGTGCATGAAGTTGTTGTGCGATTCCTTTTTCAACGGCACAACCGAGGCAAATTGTTCGGTGATTCATTTGCAGATCCATGCCAGGGACAATTTTTTCTTGGCATGATCCACACTTTTTTTGTTTTTTATAGGCCATATTACACTCCATTAAAGCATGATGCTTTGACCATGTGATTTATTGGCTCATCGCCAAAGTTATCAAATATAGCTCCAATTACTAATTGTTCGCTTTTTTTAATGTCGTCTTTACATTGACGCATAGTTACATATTTGACTTGGCTCTTATGGAACATACACTTTTGTTCGCCTCCGTCATGTCGACTACCTTCGACCCATACAACGCATATAGCAACTAACATCTCTACCATTATTTTTCCTCCTTTTTTGTTTTCCAAAAATAATTATTAGTGTCTCCTAATCTAGTGTCGTTGCCATTTTCGACCTGATACTCGATTGTACTAACCAAGAAATCAGGCTTCAAAGGCTCTTGTGGTGTAAGGCTATTGTCAAACACTCTCATTCTATTGTTTGGATATAGACAAAACTGTCCATTTCTTAGCTGCAAAAGGTTAAAAGATTTGTGTTCTTCAGGGTTTTCGCTTGTGCTATAATCAACAATATCAGGGCTATTATGGTAATTATCCAATGTGCATATATATGTAGCTTTAATAATTCCAAAATCTCTTGTTAAGACTTCAAAATCCATAGTTGATATAAACTCTTTATGTATAGCCACAACATTATAATCCATGCAGTTCCAAAATTGTAAGTTTGGCAAATCCAAATCAACTTTTGGTGTTTCAGGTTCGGCTAAGAATGCAGATATTGGTAATTTATCAAACAAAGCACCATATTCAGGTAAGTAGGTTTCAAAGTAAAAGGCTCGACCAGCTATAGATTTTGCAGTAACCCATATACCTTTAACAAATTTGCCATGCCCATCTTGGTGGTCTCTTAAATACTCTTTACGAACCCAAATTTGTCTTGCTGGAAGATTACAAATTAACTCTGACATTAATTTTTACCCTTTCTATAGCTATATCTTTTTTCTTTAGATTCAACTCTATCTTTATAGCGATAGTGATTTGATCCATCAGTCATTATATCAGCTAATTCTGACACTCCATAAGACACCTCTGTTGCTTGCCTTGATACTTTGCCAAAATCAACTTCGTTTAAGGCTCTTGGATCATCTTCAAACCACATTTCATCTTCGGCTGGTTCTATTTTCTTTTCTGATAATTCAGTAAAAATACCTCTGACTTCTCCATTTTTACCAACTCCATAACCTCTGCAATCGGCACACATTTTAGCAGTATTCCTACGATTTGATACTTCTTTAAGTTTCTCTTTGCATAGCTTGCAATAATTGTATTTAAATTCTTGCCTATCTTTTGCAATTTGTTCTTGAGTTCTTCTAACAGTTGGCTTTAGCCTAGTTCCTCTAAACATCATAACTCTCCTCTTTGTGACATTCATCACATTCAGCTAAACCTTCAGGTGGTTCATCTAAATGAAACATTTCTGCACATATCGTGCATTCATACTCTCCCATAATAACCTCCCTTTTTAAAAAATTGTTTATATAATTTCTTTATTTTATAAATAAACCCACTCTTTTTAACTGGGGTGTTTTGCAATATATGTAACACAATAAATTTATTCATATTAATATCCTCTTTTAATTACCTTTAAAGATTTACTTATTAATGAAGCTATTTCCACATCCCCTTTTTTAACTAAGGCACTAACATATTCGTTAACAAGACCCTCGACTTCAAGCATAGCTTCAGGCCAAGTTGGCATATCATCTTTTTTATCCATGTTCATTTTCACTCTCCCAATCTTTACCATCTAATTCAGAATACATAGTTAAACCAAAATCATAACCTTGTTTATAGTAGGCAGACGATCTTTTTTTTTCATCCATGCCATTTCCATTCAACAAAGCATCAGCAACACCATCTTTGAAGAAGTTTAAATAACCTCTTCTCTTTATGTCTATTGGGCTATTCATCAGCATCTCCTATAAATAAAAATCCACCACCATTCCCTTCAGGATCGCAACTAACCTCAATGGCTATATCTTTATAGCCTTTTTTCGTTAGCACAAACTTTGGGAAACCATTGTAGCCATCATCATTAACCATGCCTACATATTGCTTGATTTTAAAGCCCTCAAGCTGCTTATAATGGTCGTCAAAACCTTTATTACCTGACATCAGCACTACCCCCCTTGCTTTTGATTAATTTATTAAAATAATAAACTCCATCTTCTTCATTAAGTTCGTAAGAGATAAGGTCTTGAAGATTGAAATCAGAAAACGCAGGTACGTTATTAATTTCGCCAACACCATCTTTAGCATTGCCACTAATAACTTCAACCCACATTCTTTCGCTACCAATGCCTCGTTTTTTAGATTCAGCATTAACTGGAAATCTTACTTTAATCATATTATCGCTTTGGAATAATTCATCAGTAGGTAGCGATTTATTACCTTTAATGAATGTCATGTTTTTATTCATTATCTATCTCCCATATGAAATTGGTGACTTATTTTCCAAAATGAATCTTGCATCTTTCGTGCAGTTTCTGAAGTGATGTCAAAAGTTTGAGTATATTCATCAATAAAATCATTTATAGCATCATAAGTGTTATGAATAGCTTGCATTTGATCGGGTGTTAAATGAGCCATAGCCTCTGATCTTACTTGTGCGAGTTCTTCGGCTTTGATTTCCCACTCAGGTCGAGTGTCGATTACTTTATCTATATCTATTTTAGGCATATAACTTCTCCTTTCCTACAACGGCAGGATCAATATTATTTAAAAGATTAAAGATTGTTTTACTTCTATCTGTAATTTTAACCTCAAAGATTTCATAAAAACCTCCAGGGTTATCACAAGTTAAAGCCTCGGCTTTTGCTTCATTTGGTGTCCACTTGTATGAACCTTGAAAGTAATCTGACTTATAGTAATATAACTTCATGTTCGTCTCCTTTTTGCTAGAACAAGATAGTTATATCGGTATTCAATACCATGTGTCAAGCACTAAAATTCATCTAATACACTTTTTGTTTCTAGGTGGGTGTGTGACTTACGAACTTTGCCGTATTCAAGTTCTTCTAATGCCCTTGGGTCATCTTCAAAGAATTGTTCGTTTGGGTCTGGTTCAATTTTTTGAGCCAATATCTTTTTTGTGAATTTTCTTAACTTATTATAATTATTGTTTTTGTTGGTCATAGTTCATATTCCAAACAGCATCATCTGTCTTACATGGCCAACAATACCAAGAAAAGCCTTCATCGGTTGAATAAGACGCACCTGGTTTTTCACATACCGAACAAATGTTCGGCTTTGGATTTACTTGTGCTGCTGTTACCCATGTTCTTCTTCGGCTTTGTTCGCTCATTTTTCTGCCTCCTTTATTGCCCAAAATAATCTTGCTGCAACTTGGGGAACAATACTATTCCCCAAGGATTTTATTCGGTGTGTCCGATCTCGTATCCCATGAGCCACTCGACCCACTCGGGGTTCAGGCTTCCACCAGATTGGTCCTTCTCCGATTTGAAGTCGCTCTCGCTCATCCTCTTGACTATTACCCCCAATTGAGTGTCTTGCCTCTTGTTCCTGTATATGTTCAGATTCTGACCCGAGTCCTTGTAATCCCGAGCCGTTGGTGTAGGGTACATCTCCCTTTTCTTCAGTTCGGCCATCGCAACTGCTGTCTGAAGTGTCGCCCCGAACTTTGTTCCGTTTGCTCGAATCGATGTCTTCCCGTCCTCGCTCACCGATCCCGATATCTTTCCCGTGTGTGCGCCTCTCGGTGTCGCTGTTGGTGTCGGCCACATCATCTGTTTTTCCATTATCGCAACTTTTTGACCCAATGTTGCTAATTCTGGATTCTTTATTCTCGATGGTGGTACGCTCTGTCCGTCCTTGTAATCCCTCGCTCTTGGCGTTGGCCACATCATCTGCTTCTCTTGTTTCTCCTTGAAGTCTACTGCATCCGACAGCTTCGCTCCGAACTTCGTTCCCGTTCCCTTTCTCGTTACTGTGTAACCCGATTTGTTCTCCTCCACATAATTCCCCATTCCTGGGAAGTAGTCCGTTGCTTTCGGAGTCGGCCACATTTTCATTGTCTCCTCGTCCACTTGCTCCCTCAAATTGGAAGGTTTGCTGCGACCCTTCCGATGTCCGTTCTGCATTCGGAGTGTAGCTTCCTCTGACCTTTGGGGTAAATGATCCATCGTGTTCGGAGTGGCCCACAATCCAACATCGTTCTCGTCTGTGTTTGGCATCTGTGGCACAAGCTGGAATAATAAATGGCACGGCTCTATATCCGATGCTTTCCAAGTCAAAGAGACTTCGTTTGAGGCCCATGGGCATGTTAACAAAGCCTCGCACATTTTCCCCAATGATCCATTTAGGTTGTACGTCTTTAATAACCCTAACCATTTCCGACCAGAGATCTCTGTCATCTGAATCTCCTCGCTGTTCTCCCGCGACACTCCAGGGCTGACAGGGGAATCCTCCAACAACGATGTCTGCGTCTCTAAATTCTTTTCCATTAAAACTCCTTATATCATTAAATATTGGAACATCATGCCAATGTTTTCGCAAGACTTTTTGGCAATAAGGTTCTCTTTCTACAAAGGCGATTGTTTCAAATCCACCCACTAACTTCTCAGCAGCGTAACTAAAGCCACCAATACCACTAAATAAATCAACTATTTTCATTTATAAGTTCTCCGTTGCTGTTCTTGCATCATATTCGCCTCTACTCATGTCTCCATCAACTGAACCAAGCCATTTACGACCACCTGCTCTACTGAAAGAATACTTTGCGATCCTAACTTCATTCAATAACTCTCTTACCAATCCATCAATTGTTCGCTGCGTAGCGTTTTCTAAAACTTTAGGAGCGTCTGGATCTGCACTCATACGTTGCAATATTGCATCAGCTCCTGATTGTTGTGTTAAGGCCTTACCTTCTCTTTCACATAATGTAATCCAAGCGAACATCGCATCTTTTTTAATCTCTCTGTTACTACCCGAATGTAATCGTGCAATATCTTCAGACCGATCCTCTAATAATCCAGTCATTGTATCACGAATAAAATGTCTAATATCTCGTCTTGCAGGTCCATTAGACTTAACAACTGCACCATCAAAACATCTGTTTCTTTGATACTCGATACCTAAATCTTGGCAACGCCTACGACCTGTGGACTCGTCAACTTGCCATATTGTAAAGGCACAACGAACACCATCAACTAAAGCAGATGTACCTCGAATCATATTCCTTGCTTGCTCTGGAGATGACACAACAGTATCATCTTTAATTTTTGTCATATGATGACACATGATTACAGCAGCACCTGTTTCTGTAGCTATCTGAGCCAATAAACCTGTTAAAGCTGCACCTGCTGCTGGATCAGAGTTAACATCGGCATGAACAAAAGATGCCAACGGATCAAATACGATTAGCTTCAGATTATTCATTTGCAACATTTGAGCGTATATTTTATCAAACTCATTGCTTGTCTTATAGCCATCATGGGTGTCTTGAAGTATAGGGAAAACACCACCTAGATTTGGCAAAGACACAATACGAAGTTCGTGTTCGTAATTAAACCTAGAATTGTTCGCATCTAAGCGTTCAATTCTTCTGTGCATTTCACCTTCATCATCTTCTGCTGTAAATATAATAGCGTTACCAAACTCGGTAATATGACCACCAAAAGCACTAGACATAGGTTCTCCAGAGGCAACTTTCATAGCCAAATCCAAAGTCATCATACCTTTTCCAGCATCGCCAGACGCAGAAAATATTATAGGAACAGCAAGAGGCAACGTCTCGCCAATCAAAAACTTTTGTTCGGGTGCTTGACCCTCAAAACGATTAATTAATAAACTGCTATCTAATAGGTTAATGTTTCTTTTAACATTCTTAACTGTCGCACTTAGGAACTGACCTATATCAAAACTCTCTGCTATGGCATCAGCTGCATCCCATCTTTCAGGCTTACCTAAAGGTGGAGTTAACATTGTAACTGACTTTGCACCTGCGTTCATAGCTAAGTCTTGCACAAGTTCGGCAACCTTTTTTCCAGCATTATCATTATCTGGCCATATAACTAATTCTTTTCCATGCAACGGAGAGAAGTCAAATTGACTAGATGATTTACGAGATAACATGCCCGCTCCACCCATAGTGCATGTGGCTGTAAAACCTAATTCATTAAGAGCATCAGCACACTTCTCGCCTTCAACCCAGATTATTTTATCAGAGGCAGAAATGTTCGGTATATTGTAAAGAGGTCTAACGTCAGGCATTTTAGGATACGGATTAGTTCCAGTAAACTGACGAAACTCTTTCTTAGGCTTGCCATGATCGTCCATTGTAGGATTCCCTGCACCATCACGCATGTTGTATCGTCTAACCATACATATGACTTCGCCATCTAAACTAAGATATAAATGCTCACTATCAAAAGGAGTTTTTATATTTATTTGTTGTCTTAATGATTTGTTTATTATTGATTCTATTGGAGGAGCAGCCGTTTCATCTCTTACAAAACTAGGGCTATCATCTAAATAATTAGAGAAAAATTCTTTTATTTCTGGAAGTCTCATACCACGACCCTCCATCAATATCTTTACAATACCACCAACACCACTTGATCCGTTAAAATCATTGCCCTTCATAAACCAAGGCGATCTAGGATTAATATCTATCTTTAAAGATTTTCCAGGTTCTCCATTTAAAGAGCCAACATTAAACTCATCACCACGAATAACACCATTAGGATATGTATCTCGTAAGATATCAATCTGTGCCTGTGGTGGTACTTTATCACTAATTAACTCTACTAAATCTTTTGCGTTCAATTCACGATTAGCATTGCCAAATCTCACTATACTCATTACACTATCCTTACCTTCAATGGCTGAAGTTATAGGCGACATTTTTTCTCTACGTTTTAATGTCGTCTATTTTTAACTCCAACATGTATCCTTATAATTACACCATTTACAATCAAACATATCTTTTGACTGTGCTATTCTTGGTAACATTTCGCCAACTTTTGTAGCTTGCAATATGTTAACTGCCTTATCACTTATTTCTTGAGCAAGAAACTTATCAAACGGAACAAGTTCGTAATATATTTCACTCGTATTTTTATTAACAACTGTAAACAAACATGGAGTGTCTGTTAATTGCATATAGGCTTGATACAATGCAACTTGAGCAGCATATATAGGATTTGTTTTAGCCATACCTTTTGATACAAATTCTTTAAACTTTCTGTCATTAGCTGATTTGTTTTCCCATAAACAAGGATAGGCCATGTCAACTGGACCTCCACAAATAACACCATCTATGTGACCTCTAATTTTACCATCAGCAATAGAAAATCCATATTGTTCGCCAGTTTTCTTTTCTGTTCTCAAATCAAATCCTGCTTGCTTTAACCAATCGGCCATACTTGTTTCTATCTCGTGACCGAATTGAAATATTCTTAATGTCTGTGAACTAAAGTGTCTATCTTTATCCACTTCTTGACCCATATAACTGTATTGTATTTTTCTTGAACACTTCTCCCCAAGTGAAGATCCCCCTAAATATGTTCTTCTAGGAATACTATCTGACTTTTTCTTAATGGCTTTGTCAACAAATTCTGATATTTGTTCTTCAAAATGGTATGTCTTCAAATCCTTCTGGTTGCCTGATTGGACCGAAGTATTTAATATGAGATCGTGTAACATATTCGCAGACAAACTCATTTTCTATCTCCCTTGACATTTGTATAACAGATATTAAAGCTACCATTTGTTCTTCTGTTAAATTGCATAATTTTGTCTCCCAACCTATTTTGCTAAATACTTTACCTGCGTTTTTTAATGAATTGTCTTCATTGTTGGCTCTATCCATCTACTACTAATCTCCTCATCTAATGTCTCATGTGAATAAAAATCTAATTTGAATAGTTCATCTTGACCAGACATTACCTTGCAATAACCACCTAAAATTTCATACTGTAATTCTTCCATAACATCTTCCATAGCTTCTGTTACTCTATTCATTAATTCAGTTTCATTATCTATGTTTGCAGTATGGAGAAACATTGAGCCATCAACAACATTTTGAACGCCAACATCATTAGATACATTAATGCTATAATTAAGTGTTAGTCTTTCCATCAAACGCCTCCATTGCTAAAGCAGCGTATCCAATAATATCAATCATACTATCTTCATGTTTAGGTGTTTTGTTTAACCTAACGCATTTCAAAGCTATCATACATCGATATACATCATGCACAGTTATTTCTTTTTTTAAAACAATAGACCACATTTTTGCTATGTTTTGATGGGTTTCGTAAGCGTCTCCATATGCTTTTGCTCTAGGGCCAGATATTAATAATTCGGCTTTTTTAAGCGCTTCACTACGTTGCATTTTTATCTCCTATACTCATAACTTTATTGTCTATATCTTTTTTATTCCACAAATAATTTAACCAACAAGCAGCTTTATATTTGTTCCAACTAAAATCCATAGCCCTAACAATAACACCACAATTACTTAACGCTTGCGTTTGTTTAGGTGTTACACCCTCATTCAACCATCTCTTGCCTTTCCTTGCTCCATCACTATCTTCAATCTCTCTTAGGAAGTCATCGGCAGACGCTATGGCTTGCTCTTTAGTGCCAACACTAACTACCCTTAACTTGCCATTAGAACGCTTTACAAGAGCAATAGATATATCATCTAAGTGAGCAACCAAACCAAACCCATTAAAGCCACTAGCACTCATACAACGACCATTATCAAACAGATCTATCCAACGATAAGGAGACCTATCCATAAGGTCAACTTCAGTCATAATAAAATCTTCTAATACTTCTTTATCTTGCTTACCAAATTCATAGCCACATAAAGGACATTCACGAGAAGATAATGGCACAATAGATTCGCATTGTGGACATGATTTTTCTGGAGCAGCACCTGTTCCTCTACCTTCTGATCCTTCAAGGTCTACGTTTTCGTCTAATGAACCATGAGTTAAGACACTTGTTCCAAAGTCTAAAACTATGCAATCTTTCTTAATAATACCAGGATGTTCTTCAGGATCTATTGTTCGCAAGCCACGACCAATCATCTGAACCATCGTAGATTTGTATGAACATGGCCTTGTTAAAATAATACAACTAACTGGTGGAGCATCAAACCCTTCTGTAAGCACAGCTACGTTAACAACAACTTGCACATCGCCATGCTCTAAATCATGTAATGTTTGTTTTCGTTCTTCGCTTGGAGTTTCACCTGTAAGCAATTCAGTTCTGACGTTAGCTCTACGATACTCGTCACATACATCTTGTGCATGAACAACAGTAGAACAAAAGACAACTGTCTTTCTGTTTCCAGCTTTCTCTTGCCATTCTTGAACAATACGTTCATTGATGGCTCTCTTATTCATTATTCGTTCTACTTCGCCCATATCAAAGTCAGATATAGTTTTGCGAACATTTTCTAATTCTTGCCTTACACCTACATCAACAACAAATGTTTTGGGTGGCACAAGAAATCCTTCACGGATTAATGTCGTAATTTCTATTTGATGCGAACAATTATTAAATATGTTTCGCAGACCTTTCTTATCTCCACGATTAGGAGTTGCAGTAAAGCCAACTATCTCAACTGATTCGTTTGCTTCTTTCACACGATTAATAATTCTAGTGTAGGTTTCGGCTATTGCATGATGGCTTTCGTCCACGATTATCATGTCAAATTCACACATGTTATCTAAATTGTTCGGTCTTGAAAGCGTCTGCACCATACTAAATATAGCTTCACCAGACCAATCTTTCTCTGATCCATCTACCACACTTGTTGTTATCTTTGGATTTACTTTTGCAAACTTGCTTCTGTTTTGTCTTACAAGTTCGTCACGATGCTGCAACACAAGAACCTTCTTGCCCTTTTTATATCTCTTACCAACTAATGCCGATAGCATAATTGTTTTACCTGCTCCAGTCGGAGCAACAACAATAGTGTTTTTATGTTTATTAAGAGCAGTAGAAGCATCGTCAACTGCTATCTTTTGGTATGGTCTAAGTATCATAATACCCTCATTGCTAGATGATAAGTGGGTAGTTTGGCGGCACTCGCACTACCCAAGCGAGTTCTAGCAGACGAAGGAAAGTCTTGCCGCTAGAAATTCATAAACCTTTATGCCCAAGGTGGAGTTACACTCCCCGTTGGCTGAACTTGTTGCTGAACTGCAGGCTGTTGCACTTGTGGTGCAACTTGTGGAGCATTGCCACTAGGGATAAACTCCTTATGGTCAGCAGCAATAGGACTCCTAAGAGTGTTCTTGTCAGCATAACCATTAGTGCCTTTTTCAACACCTATTTTGATGCAAAATTCTTGAGCTTGCAAAGCATCAATTCCAGGTATCTTACGTTTGTTACTTGATTCTGGTGATACATCTTTAGGATCTAAACCAAGCATACTATCAACTAACAAACGCAATGTTCTGATGCCATTAACTCTAGCCTTAGAAATGCCTTGATCGTTCTTAGCATCTCCATCAAAAAATACATTTTGCCATACTTTACGTTTGTCAAATTTACCACCAACAATTGTAAATTCTGCCTCTATATATTTTGCACTTGAATGTGGAGACTCTTTAAACATTGGTGTAGTAGAAAATTCTTCTAATGTAAGATAATTAGGTTTGATTAAAAGAATTGCACGAGCAATCGTTCCTTCAGGAATCAATTCAAACTCGGTATTTGTTTCGCTTACGGAAACATCATTTAGGTCAAGCATTATTAATTTCTCCTTCATTGCTAGACGTTACATTAGCAGGATTTACGAAAGTTAACTCTCTTTCTGATTGCTTTATCCCACCACTCATTTTAGTCAGAAGTTTTCCTAAGTGTGGTTCTTCCAATACATCGAGTCTGCCCGATCTATCCTTTGCTGGATAACCCCATTCATTTAACGTCTGACATACAAAGGCACGATATGTGCCAGTATTCTCATCGCCAGTCATAACTGCCATCGTGATAACTTCATCAACAATTCCAGGTAATTCACGACCAGTCTTAGTTCCATCTATCTGTAACTCAAATAGTTTGCGACCATAATCGTCAGTTTTTTCATCAAGGATACCAACAAAAATAACATTCTTAGAACGAATATGTTGCAAGTGAGTAAGCCAAGACATCATCTCTCTGCCGTGCATTCCATATACGGCACGAGTATCAACCTTGCCACTTCTGTCTGATTTATTTTCAGGCTGACCCATGCAATGTTGAAAACACAATCGACCTGCTACAGTAATACTATCAACAAATATGCTATCGTATTTGCTCATCATTGCTGATGGATCACCATATAACGATTTTACATAATCGTAATGAGCATTACTGTAAGGCTGATCGTCTGTAAGTGCTGGATTAGGACCTCCTAAAAAACATGCAAAGTCACGACATTCTGACCAAGTTTGTGGTCTAATCATATCGATCATCCATCCCTCAATAGCTGCGTCACCAGCTTCTAAATCCATAAACAAAGTAGTCGCTGAATCTAAAGTTCTTGCAAGAGTGGTTTTACCCACTCCACTTTGACCACATATAACAATCTTGTGACCTTTTTTTTCAGCCATACGTTCTTCGGCAGTTATTATTTTTAACCCCATTTAACTCTCCAATATATCTATAGTTGTACCTCTAAGTTCAACAGTCCTATGCTCTTGTAACTTAGCTTTAATAGAAGGAGTTGCTGCATTGTATTTCTTTTCTTCAACAGAATAAGTTAACTTTGCAAAATGCCTAGCGTCTTCAGGTGGCATTTCTGTAAATGCAATGGCAAGTCCTTCTTGATCCCAAGTAACTTTCTTACTCATAGTTACTTTTATTTTAAAACCATCTTCGTTTAAAGTTGTAGAACCATAATCCAAACCTTTTTCAACAAGTATATCACGAGCTGTATTTTGGTATCTTTCGGCTAATACAATATTAAGATCGTTTAATTTAGTTTTAAGTTTTTCCAACTCATCCTTTAGTCCTTCTTTATATTTAAACAAAGAAGAAACGGAATTGTGGAATAATTCACTATTATTCATTGACTTTCCTTTTCAAAATTTAACTACTAGAAACTTTAAAATAGGAACTGTAAACCCGTTTGTCAACTTTATTTATTATTTTTTTTAAAAGTAAGTAGGATGTCAATGCCATGAATGGCTAACATAAGTTTCTTTTTTAGCTTGAACTCTGGTGTTAAGACCCCTTTAGCGTCTTCAACAATAAATCTTGATAAGCCTTCTTCATCCAATAATAAATAGGTATAATCAGCAATATAGTTACATATTTTTTGGCCATTAACTTCTAATAAATAGGTAACTTGTCTATCTAATTGGTCAATAACACCAGCTCTTTCCATAGATTTTAGCTGACCCCAACGCTCTGCTTCCCACCTAGAATCAAACTTTAATCCCATGGCAACAGTCTTTTTTGCAAAATACTTGTTGGGTTTCCCAACTTTTCTAGGTATAATTCGTTTATTATTAGAATACATAGGAGTTATTATAATGGCAGATACAACAAAATTCAAGTCAATTGGTATAGATGTTCAAACTTATGAAAAATTAAAAAGAATTTGTGCCGATGAAAGACGCAATATTCGTCAACAAGTTTCTATTTGGGTCGATAAAGATTATGAAGAAAGATACAAAGAAGAAAACAAAATTACCAATTTAGGATTAGGTAGACTTAATAACTAAGCAACTTGTTCTTTAACGCCAATAGATTCCATTCGTTTTATTAAACGATTGGCTCTGTTGGTTACTTGTTTATGCCATCTTGAGTCTTCCATTTGAGTTGCAGCTTCCAACCAATCTTCTTCAGCTATGGCAGCACGAAATTTAACAAATTTGGATAAACGAGGTCTGCCCATATTAAACATCATATTGCATAAGATTAATTGCACTTCTTTAGGTAAATCATCAAAGTTATCAAATAACTTTTTGCATTCTTCTACTGTGCCGTGAACATCAGTTTGAAAACAATTATTAACTCTATCTTCTGATACTGGTGTGCCTACTGGCTTTTCGTATTCTTCATCCCATTCAGTAATAAGATGTCCTATACCATGCGTTGGCAAACCAAGATGGTCTAAATATATTTCGTACTTACATCCTTCGTCTTCTTTTAGTTCTTCTCGTAATTGTTCTACGTTCATGGTGTTTGCCTTGCTGCTATTGCTTGGTTTACAGGACTAAGACCTAATAAAGCTCCTGTGCCTGGTGAATTAACATTTATTTGTCCTAATCCTGTGTTGGATGCTGGAGGAGTTACGTTTATTCCAGTACCTGTAGGAGTTGAAGGTCGAACATTTGTTCGTACTTGATTAGCTGTATTTTTTAAAGCTGAAGTAATACCAGAGCTATCTGCAAGAGACTTTAATTGTTTTTCACCCTCGTTTATTCCTTCTTGAGCTGATTGTATAGGACCTTGAGAGAAAGCGTTTCTCATAGCTTGCCCAAGAGTCATAGCTCTTTCTGCATCTGTCTTTGCTACTTTAACTCCAATTTTATACTGGTTTAAAATTTGATTGTAATATGGAGCTGAAGTTAAATATTTTCCTATAATAGAAAATCTTATTAATGATCCTATATTCTGCAAAGGACTAGCGGCTATACTAGCGGCAACTAAATCACCACCTTCGGCTGTTCTTGCATTAAATTTTAAAATTTTAGCAAACTCAGCCATGTTTTTGCCCATTTCAGATCCATAAATAATATTTAATTTATTTCCTTTAGATGCGTCTAGCATACGATCAGCAAATTTGTTTAATTTTGTACTATCTGTCATAACCGTCTCACCAAAGTCATCAATCAGGCTGTTCATAAAATACCCTTGAACTTTTTTTACAGACTCTTCATCACCTTTAATTCTAAAACTTTCAAGAACTTCATCTATTTGATTAGCTTGAGTAGATTTATTTGCTATTAATTCACCCGCTTCTGTAGCATTTAAAGTGCCACTAGATAATTTTTTTCTTAAAGCACTTGTTTGAAGATTATGTAGATTAACTTGAGTGTCTCTAACGCTTTGTAATAACCCTTTTAAATTTTGACTACCACCTTGATCCATTATATCTTTTATAACGGCATCATCCATTTTACCTAATGATGTTTGCCTAATTTGATTTGCTAATGACTTTATTCCAGCATATTCAGTCGCTCCACCAAATAAAACATCTCCACTTGTTCCAAGATTATCAACTGCATCAGCAAATGCTTTACCACTAAAATTTTGAGGACTAATTGAATCTATTCCAGACTTAGTTAAATTATCTCTAATGAAATTGTTCGCTAATTCTTTTCTTAATTTTAAAGCCTCTCCTGGCTTCCCAAATTTATTTAAAACTGCAAAAGAAGCCTCTAAAAATTGAGGACGATCTTTTTTAATTAAATCTTTATATATTTGAGGATCAATTGCAGTACGTCTTGCATCTCTACCTTCTCTTTTTACAAAATTTTCTAAGTTTTTTAAAACTATGTTTGAATCTAAATTTTCAAGAATCTTCTTGCCTTCAGCAAAATCTTTTCTTGCTTTTACTAATTGTTCACTTGCATTTTCAACAAGTGTTAATTCTCCTGATGTTAAATTTGCATCTCTAGCTTTAATTACCAAATTTTCTCGACTCATTATATTATCTATTTTGTCTAAAATTGGATCTAATTGTCTTCCAACGGTGCTTTCACTTTTTACAATAGCATCATTCATAGTTTTTCTAATGTTATACAATTGATTAAATGAAATTGGCTTTGTAAAATCTTTTCCAGCAACAAGTTGGATACCTTTTAAAGCGTTTGTTATTACGTTTGTTGAATCTTCTGTTGCTCCTGCAAAATCACTTAAACCTCTTTTTGTTAAATCTTCTAAACTTCCTTCAACAGCAGATCCTCCTTTTGGAGCTAATTCTTTTACGTTAATAAAACCTTTAGATCCTAATCTATTTTTCATTAGGCTATCAACAGCTTTAAATGTAAGGGTCATATTTTCATCAAATTTCATTTGAGCATCTGCAAACATCTCAAAAACTTCGTCATT